TATATGGTACACGTGGTTGATGGACGTCCAGTTGTAGATCCTAAATCACTAAAAGCAACATGTAACGGTGACGGCAACAATAAACTAACAGACGAATGGTGTTCGGAAATGGTAGCACCAGGTGGTAGTGATCATCTAGACGCATTACAAGCGGCTCAAGAAGAAGCTGATGATGAATGGGCATCGAGAGATGTTGACGTTCCAATGGAAGATGCTGATCTAGAAGAAGGTAAAATGAAAGACCTAGCACTAGACATAGAAGAACTATCAGACGAAGAGTTTGAAGAAAAGTATCAAAGCAAAAAGTCTGATTGGCAAGAAGTTAAAAACAAAGACTTAAGAATGGATCCAGATCAACCAGCATACATTAAAAAAATGAAATCAGTAGCAGGTGACTTAGCGGCCGAAGGTGAAGAAGTAACAGAAGAATACGCACCTTCAGTGGGTGATTTGATTGTTACAGGCAAAGGTACCAAAGGTACAGTTGAAACAGTAACAGATGAAGCAGTTGAATTTAGAACAGAAACTGGTAAACTGTTAAGAACTGCTGTTTCAAATGTACAACCAGATGCTGTAAACGAAGAAGACTTTGAAGAAGGTAACGAGTTTACAATGGCTCTTGCTAACGCTAAACGTGATGGCAAAAAAGAGTTCGAAGTAGATGGTAAAGTATACAAAGTAGAAGAAAACTACGCTGAGAGATTAAGAACATTAATCAATTGGTAAACATGTAATTGACATACCCTCAAAGAAAGCACATAATTTAGTTTATGTGCTTTTTTTATGACCATTTGGTAAAATATACCAATATTATCGTTGACGGGATAAATAAATTATATTACACTATTATAGTGTTTTATTTGGCACACATTAAGGCAAAACATTATGGCACATAAAGGAGAAATACACTATGGCAAGTTTAGCAGATATTAGAGCAAAATTACAGGCCGCGGAAAACAACCAAGGTCAACAAAATCGTTCAAGTGGCGGTGATAACGCAATTTATCCACACTGGAACATCAATGAAGGTACATCAGCAACAATTAGATTCCTACCCGACGCTGATCCAAACAACACATTCTTTTGGCAAGAACGTAACATGATACGTTTACCATTCAACGGCGTTAAAGGCGAAATGGACAATAAAAACGTATTAGTTCAAGTTCCATGTATCGAAATGTGGGGTGAGTCATGCCCAATTCTAGCAGAAGTTAGAACATGGTTTAAAGATTCATCACTAGAAGAAATGGGTCGTAAGTATTGGAAAAAGAAGTCTTATATATTCCAAGGCTTTGTTAGAGAGAATCCAATAGCAGATGATACTACACCAGCTAATCCAATTAGACGTTTTATTATGAGTCCTCAGATCTTTACTATTATTAAGTCAAGTTTAATGGATCCAGATATGGAAGAATTACCAACAGACTACAATGCTGGTCTAGACTTCCGTGTAACTAAAACACAAAAAGGTGGTTACGCTGATTATACAACTTCAAACTGGGCTAGAAAAGAGTCAGCATTATCAGAAGCTGAACAGGCCGCAGTTAACGAACATGGCTTATATACACTTGCTGATTTCCTTCCTAAGAAGCCAAGTGAGCAAGAACTTAAAGTTATGAAAGAAATGTTTGAAGCATCAGTAGATGGGCAACCATATGACGCAGAGCGTTGGGGTGCTTACTACAGACCAGCAGGCATGCAGGCTCCACAAAACGCACCTGCAGTTTCAACACCTGCACCAACAGCAACTCCAGTAGCAGAAACAGTAGCAACTCCAGCAGTTGAAACTCCTGCACCTGAAGTAAATGTTGCTCCTGCTCCAGAAGCGGCACCTGCACCGGCATCAGAGCCAGTAGCAGAAACTGCATCAGCACCAGCAGGTGGATCTAAAGCAGAAGACATTCTTGCAATGATCCGTTCAAGAAAATCATCATAAGTAGTTAGAATATTGGGCGGTAATTTATTTTACCGCCTAATCTTTCTTTATAACTATTATTATGAAAATAGCAATTACAGGACACACTTCTGGCATTGGCCAAGCCTTGGCTAAGCAATATACTAATAGAGGTCACGAAATCATTGGTCTGAGTAAAAGACACGGAGATGATATTCGTAATTTTAAAAAGATAGCAGATAAGATCGAACCTTGCGATATTTTTATTAATAATGCACAACAACATTATGCTCAAACTGATTTGTTATTTGAAATGCATCAAAGATGGGCAGGTGTACAAGGTAAAGAGATTATTGTTATAAGCACTATGACAACATTAGTTGGGCCTATGGATCAACAAATTGATTATTATACTCAAAAAGTAGCATTAGATACAGCATCATTAGAACTGGCAAAAAGCTCGTTATGGCCAAAAATAATGTTAGTTAGACCTGGTGAAGTAAAAACTGGTAGACATAGCGGACCATTGGCATGTGATGTAGATGTCTGGGCAGAATCAATGGTAGATATTATAGAGTCAGTTAAACCTGGTTTAAGAATATATGAATTTAGTCTTGGGGTAGATTACAAAGGTGGACAGTAAAAAATATCTAACAAATAAAAACTTTTGTCCAATACCATGGACTGGTTTTATGTATAACAGCGACGGTACTGTACAGAATTGTATTCGTAATAGAGAACCTATAGGAAATTTAAAACAAAATAGTTTAAAAGAAATACTAGAGCGTAATACCGAAATAAAACAAAATATGTTAGATAACAAACCTGGCAACGGATGCCATGGGTGTTATCAACTTGAGCAAGGTAAAAAGAGCTTTGACATTGTCAGTGATAGAATATTTTATCTTAAAGAATTGCGAGAAGTTCCGTTAGATACATATTCAGACGTAGACAATTTTGATCTACATAAAATAGACATCCGTTGGTCAAATTCATGTAACTTTGGTTGTGTATATTGTGGACCAGAATATTCAAGTCGATGGGTAGCAGAATTAAAATTAGAAAAACAACAAGTTCCTGAGGACCGTGTTAATGAACTTAAAGAATTTGTTTTTAGTAATGTTGATACACTCAAACATGTTTATCTAGCAGGCGGCGAGCCACTGCTAATGAAAGAAAACATAGAAATACTAGAATTATTATTAAAACGTAATCCCGAAGTTAATCTCAGAGTTAATACTAATTTAAGTAAAACCGGTACACCTGTATTTGACCTAATATGTAAATTTAAAAATGTACACTGGACACTTAGTGTAGAGTCAATGGAAGACGAGTTTGAGTATATTAGACATGGCGGTAAGTGGCAAGACTTCTTAGACAATTTAGAAGTAATTAGATCTTTAGAGCATAAAGTAAGTTTTAACATGCTATGGATACCATTGAATTATCTTTCTATTTTTGAATGTATAAAATATCTACAACAACAAGGTTTTCATAATAATAGTTTTATTGTTAATGCCATTGAAAATCCACAAGCATTTGATATAAGGAACATGCCTGATATAATACTAGAGAAATTAAAAGATAAGTTACTATACGAATTAGCAAAAGCACCAGGATACTTGCTTGAAAATAGTTATAGCAATATGTTACTGTTTTTAAAAAAACCATTTGAAAAGAATCCAGAACTTATGTTAAACTATATTAAAAGAATAGATCAATTAAGAGGACTAAAGAGTAAAGAAGTTTTTATGGAGTTTTATAAATGTTTACGAAAATAGATGATATATTATATCCAAATAGAGTTGAAGTGTATGACTTTCGTTCTGTTAATAAATTTGTATATCCTATTTTTAAGTGCGGTAAAACTACGTTAGAAGCAATAGCCAATGATAAAGGATTTAAGAAAGTAATCAATGAACAGATCAAAAATATATCCGAAATTGATGTTTTTATTAGAAATCCAAGAGAACGATACCTATCTGGTGTAAGAAGTTATTTTCATTGGCTCAAAAAAGATAATCCAGATATTGATCTGAAAACAGTTATTTTTTATCTCAAACAAGGTGTTATATTTGATAGACACTTTTTACCACAAATTAGTTGGATTATTAATCTTGGAAGATATATGTCACCAGAGGCAAAAATAAATGTACATAGCATGGGAATGTTAAATGAATATTGTCAGGGCATAAATGTTGTTCCAGAAAAAAACAGTGACATTGACTTATCTGAATTATCGTCAATACCAGCATTAGAGTTACATCATAGATTAGATCAGCTTATGCTAGATGAGCTAGTAGGCGACAGTTGGACAGTAAATCAAATAATGACACACCTGATGACTAGAGATCCAACAGCGTATTTTAGTATAATAGGCAGAGTTCAACACATAGCAGGGGTAGCACATGTTTTGCCCAAGGTTTAAACATTTTGCTAGACTAAATGAGGACGGCACAACAAGTCGTTGTGGTCATATGGTTGAAGCACCTAGGTTTGCGTCATTTGAGGAAATGGAATCAAGTGAGTGGAACCAAAACTTACAGACTGCTGAACAATGGCCTATTGAATGTGTGCGTTGTCAAACAACAGAACAAACATCAGGTCAAAGCATTAGAATAGACAGCGAACGTAAGCACAAGTTACTTAAAAGTTTTAGAGATGATTATCTAGTTATAGGTGGCGTCTTAGACAACGTATGTAACTCAGCATGCCAGTTTTGTTGGGAAGGGCTATCAACTACTATAGGCAGTTTGAAAAAGAATGTAATTAAGTTAGAAAATGTTACAGCATTTGATAGTTTACCTCAGGATAGAATAATAGAATTAGACATCAACGGTGGCGAACCAAGTTATAGTAAAAACTATAAGAAGTTGTTGAACGACTTACCACCTAATGTTAAAATAGTTAGAATAAACACTAACGGAACAACTGTAATACCAGAAGTAAAACAATTACTAGAAAACAATGTTAAAGTTACAGTCACACTGAGTTTTGATGGCACTGAGCAGGTTAATGAATATACACGTTGGCCTATACAGTGGAAAAAATGGGACTCAGTGGTAAGAGAGTATAAACAATTAGCAGACACTAGTAACTTAATTGAAATAGGGTTTTGGAGCACACTTAATGCGTTTACTATAGCAGATCTAGAAAACATGTTAAGATACTCAGACTCAGTAGGCGTACCATTTAGTTACGGCATACTAGAGTTTCCAGAACAATTAAGCATAAAATATACAAACCCGTTTACTGTAAAAGCAAAAGAACTTTTTCAAAAAACGGACATATTGTTGCTCAAACAACTTGAACCTTTGATAGCTTCAAGTTATAATAACACAAAAGAATTAGTAGATTTTGTAACTGAGCAGGATAAACTACGCAATATAAGTTACAGAGACTACTTTGATATCGAACTAGGAGAATAACATGGCCAAACCATTTGACGTAAGTAAATTTAGAAAGAACATCAGCAAATCCATTGCTGGGTTATCAATTGGATTTAACGATCCAACAGACTGGGTATCAACAGGTAACTATGCCTTAAACTATTTGATCTCAGGAGACTTTAACAAAGGTATTCCTCTGGGCAAAGTTACAGTGTTTGCAGGAGAGTCTGGTGCAGGTAAATCATATATCTGTTCAGGCAATATTGTAAGACACGCACAGGAACAAGGTGTGTTTGTTGTCTTAATTGATAGTGAAAACGCACTTGACGAAGATTGGTTGAAAGCACTTGGGGTAGACACAAGTGAAGACAAATTGCTCAAACTCAACATGGCCATGATTGATGATGTAGCAAAAACTGTCAACGACTTTATGGGCGAATATCGAGCTATGGCAGAAGATGAAAGACCAAAAGTATTGTTTGTAATTGATAGTTTAGGTATGTTATTAACTCCTACAGATGTTGACCAGTTCCAAAAAGGTGACTTAAAAGGTGACATGGGTCGTAAGCCTAAAGCACTAACAGCACTTGTCCGTAACTGTGTTAACATGTTTGGTAGTGCTAACGTAGGACTTGTAGCAACTAACCACACTTACGCATCACAAGATATGTTTGACCCAGATGATAAGATATCAGGTGGACAAGGCTTTATCTACGCATCAAGTATTGTTGTTGCTATGAAGAAACTTAAACTTAAAGAAGATGAAGATGGTAACAAAGTATCTGACGTTAGAGGTATTAGAGCAGGCTGTAAAGTAATGAAAACTAGATACGCTAAACCTTTTGAAGGCGTACAAGTTAAGATTCCTTATGAAACTGGTATGAATCCATATTCAGGTCTAGTTGATCTAGCAGAGAAAAACAACTTATTAGTCAAAGACGGTAACAGACTACGCTTTGGTGAAGGTGACAATGAAATTAAAATGTTCCGTAAAGCATGGGAATCAAACGAAGAAGGTTGCTTAGATAAAGTTATGGAACACCTCAAAAATCAGACAAAAGAAGTAAATATATCTGATGTTGAGGCAAGTATAGATGTTGCTACAGAAATGGAAATGAAAGCAATAGACGAAGCCGAGGCAGTTCAACCAGAGGAGACAGAAGAATAATGTTGAACGCAGTTGCAGAAATTTTTGAGGCACTAAAAAGCCACATTAACGAAGGACTACACAAAGAAGCCGCTATTGATCTAGTGCATACACTAGTTGACGTACAAGGTGTCAGTCCTAAAGAAATTAGAGACTCAAATCTCATGGAAGATGATGATGTTAAAGATGCTCTATTAGACTATGACGATACTGTTGACGAAGAGGATGATGGATTGGATCCTTGGGGCGACGAGTACGATGATGAAGATGAGGAAGATGAGGACTATTAATGGGTTGGTATAGTGATGTATCAAATGATATTACTAAAATTCCTGACATGCTGTTGTACTATGAAAACGAGTTACTAACAGCAAAGAAAGAATGTTCAGTATACGGTAAAGTTGAAAAGAATCTAGCGGACTTGCCTGGTATTACAGAACATAGGTTTAACCAATTACAAGAAATAGAAGCAGTGTTAAACTATCTTAACATTCAATTACGTAAGATTAGACGTAAACATTTTCAAAAGTATTTAGAAGCATATCAACGAGCATTAACA